AGTAGCCGGGGCTGCATTTTTAGCGGCTGCTGCAGCTGCTGGAGCCTACGCAGTTAAAATCGGCGTTGACGGAGTTAAAGCAGCGCTGGCAGATGAACAAAGCCAAGTCAGATTAGCCTCAGCGTTGGAAAACGCTACAGGAGCAACTAAGGCTCAAATTGCTGCTACTGAGGATTCGATTGACAAGATGGCACGCGCTACAGGCGTGGCAGATGATTCTTTACGTCCTGCGCTTGCTCGCTTGGCTTTAAGCACAAATTCAACTAGCAAGGCTCAGGAGTTATTGGCTCTTGCTCTTGATATCTCAACCCAGACGGGTAAGCCGCTTGAAGGAGTGGCAAATGCTTTGGGTAAGGCTTATGACGGTAATACGGCAGCTCTTGGCAAATTAGGTGTTGGACTTTCAAGCGCTGAGTTAAAGGCAATGTCATTCACGGATGTGCAAACAAAATTATCTGATCTATTTGGTGGCGCAGCTGCTAAGAACGCTGCAACCTTTCAGGGACGCGTCGATCGTCTCAAGATTGCATTTGACGAAGGCGTTGAAGCAATTGGTTATCAATTACTTCCAATCATCGAAAAACTTATTGCAATCATCGTGGATAAGGTCGTTCCCAACTTCCAAAGATTTATCAAATTATTTGATCCATTAAAAGATGCAATCGACCGTAACAAAGATTCATTCCAGGCACTTGGTAACTTCATCGTAGATTACATAGTCCCAGTATTCACCGTTGCTCTGGCTGGTGCCATTTCATTTGTGGCTAAGGTAGCCGGTGGAGTTGTCGATATCGTAGGTGGAATTATTAACGTGATTCGCACCCTGGTATCTGGCGCCATCGATGGCATTAATGCAATGATTAAGGCTTACAACTCAGTACCGATATTGCCAAATATTCCAACTATCTCCAAGCCTTCATTTACAAGCCCAACAGTTTCGGCACCTAAGGTAAGTACCCCAACCTATACAGCCCCTACGATTTCAAGCACAGGAACAGGAACGACTGGCACAAGTACTGCAAGTGCTGCAGCAGCCTCAACAGTTGCAGCAACAGCAGCTGCTTCAAACGTTGCTGGTTCATTTAATGCCGGATCTTTCCGTATGGCTGAAGCGCGTGATAGTGGCGATACTTACAATATCAACGTAACTGGAGCCTTGGATAAGGAAGGCGTTGCTCGTCAGATTGTGGATATTATTCAATCCTCTAATTTACGCGGCACTAATGGATCTTTAAGTCTGCAGGCAATATGAGTAACTGGAGTCCGGTTTGGAAAGTCCTTATTAATGGGACTGGCGAAAATTATGCAAACACCACAATTGCTAATCTGACTATCACTACCGGTCGCACGAATATTGAACAACAGGCCCAAGCAGGTTATTGCAATATCCAATTAGTCAATCTAAACAATCAGGCATTTGATTTTAAAGTAACAGATTCCCTAACGATAGAACTGCAGAATTCATCCGGTACTTATGTACCGATTTTTGGTGGTTTTATAACAGATTTCAGTATTGAGGTTATCCAGGCTGGATCAACCGGATTCACTACAGCTGCCAACGTCACGGCTGTCGGTGCATTATCAAGATTATCAAAATCTACTTGGACCGATACTTTGTCCCAGGATGAGGATGGCGATCAGATTTATGCGCTCATTGTTGATTTACTTACCAACAGTTGGAATGAAGTAGCACCAGCTTTAATTTGGTCTGCTTATAATCCAACAACTACCTGGGCGAATGCCGAGAATGTTGGACTTGGTGAAATTGATCGACCAGGTAGTTACACTTGTCAATCTCGTCCATCATCTGCCGATGTCGTAGATCGCTACACACTAGCAGCTCTTATTGCCCAATCCGCGTTAGGTCAACTTTACGAGGATGGATCTGGTCGAATTTGTTACGCGGATTCAACGCACCGCCAAAATTATCTCGCTGCAAATGGCTACACGGAATTAGATGCTAATACCGCTTACGCTGCTGGATTAAGATCAATTACGCAATCCGGTGATCTAAGAAATGATATTACTTTAAATTATGGCGCTGGTTTTGGATCACAAAAAACGGCTATTGATAACACGTCAATTACGACTTTTGGCAGATACGCAGAATCGATTAATACCGTAATTCATGGGGCTGCAGATGCTCAATCCGTAGCCGATCGACGCCTAGCACTCAAGGCTTATCCGAGAGCAAAGTTTGATTCAATTACTTTTCCACTAGGAAACAATGAAATTGATGATGCGGATCGAAATGCCCTTATTGGGATATTTATGGGTCAACCAGTCAAAATTGTCAACCTGCCATCAAACATAAATGATGGCGAATTTGAAGGGTACGTCGAAGGCTTTACTTTTAGGGCTGGTTATAACCGAGTCGATTTGACGATCAATGCAACCCCAATTGAATTTTCTCAAGTGGCAATCCGCTGGGATCAGGTTTCAGGCTCCGAGGCTTGGAATACTTTATCGGCTATACTTACATGGAACAATGCGATAGGAGCAGTAGCATAATGGCGAGCACAACAAATTATAACTGGAGCACCCCCGACGACACGGCGCTCGTAAAAGACGGGGCAGCTGCTATCCGCACGCTTGGATCGTCTATTGATACAACTACCAAAGCACTTAATCCATCGACAACTCTTGGCGATATCGAATATCGTTCAGCAACTGCAAACACAAATACTCGTTTACCTATCGGTACTAATGGTCAGGTTTTATCCATTTCTGGTGGAGTACCTGCTTGGGCAAATACAGCAGATCAAACTCCATTGACGACTAAGGGTGACATTTTTACATTTACTACAGTAGATGCACGACTTGGTGTTGGTGCCAATGGAACAGTTCTCACAGCCGATTCAGCCGAGGCAACTGGATTGAAATGGGCTGCTCCAGCAAGCGCCGGTGGTATGACTTTGATAAATACAGGTGGCACAGCTTTAACTGGTTCAAGCGTTACGATTTCAAGCATACCGGGTACATATCAAAACTTACAATTAGTGATTGTAAATCCGCAGCCAACAACTAATACAGAATATATTTTATGTCAAATAAATGGTTCAACATCAGGATATGGACAATATGATGGAATTGTATCGAATCAGTCTTTTGGTGGTTCTTTTGTATTACTAAGTGGTTCATTAAACAGCAGCACAGCGCAAGGCTTATCTATTACTAATTTTTACAATTACGCAAACACAACGACTTGGAAAATGGCAGAAGTAAATGCCTTTAATAATGATAATACTACTTCTAGCAATTTTGGCAGTCTCGTTAGAACTGGCGTCTTTAATTCAACAAGTGCAATAACATCCCTAAAGTTCTATTGTGGTGCCGGCAATCTCGGTGGTGGAACAGCCTATCTATATGGAGTGAAATAATGACAAAACTATTAACAACAATTTATAACTGTGAAACAAATGAAACTATTGTGCGAGAAATGAACGATGAAGAATTGGCTCAATACGAATTGGATCAATTAGCAGCAGCACAAATCAAGGCGGAAATTGAAGCAAAAGCTGCAGCACAAATTGCAGCACAGGCAAAACTTGCTAAACTCGGATTAACTGCTGATGATCTAAAGGCACTTGGATTATAAGTGAAACCTAAGTTATCCAAATCAGTTATCCAATTAAGAGAACAGGCAGACGATGCTTATCCAGATCGAAAGCGTGACTCGGACGGGACAATCGGAGACTTTCGGCACTCAACCCGAAAGAGCGATCATAACCCTGACCCTGATTCAGGGTATGTCAGGGCTATCGATCTCGATGCTGATTTCGACAAACAAGCCTCCACAGCTGCTTACATTGCCGACCAGATACGAATTGCAGCCAAGTCAGATAAACGAATTGCTTATGTCATCTTTAATCACAAGATTGCGAGCGCTCGAAGCCTCTGGCGCTGGCGCAAATACACCGGAGTTAATCCACACACCAAGCACATTCACGTCAGTTTTACAAAGGCTGGCGACACGGATTCGAAGTTTTTTAACATTCCATTACTAGGAGGAACAGATGAGCCAGGACCTAAAAAAAATGCTAGCAAGTTGGGGCAGAGCCTTTCTAACAGCTGCGCTTGCACTCATAGCTGCGGGCGAGACTGACCCTAAGAACATTGCTTACGCTGGCGCGTTGGCAACGATTCCGCCAATTATGCGTTGGCTAAATCCTAAAGATGAAGCGTTCGGTTTGCGGTGAGTGCAAGTGATTGGGCAGGGTTCATCCTTGCC